CGCCCGATCCATGATTATCACTAATATCTTTATTAGTATAATTTATCTTCGGCGTCTTGTTAAAAAGTGACTTTGTTGCAACAAAGAACTTACCGTTCTCAGGATTAATACCAGCAAATACAGCTGGAGCACCATCCCATTTGACGGTTACCACTAATTTGCTAGTACCACTACCACTTAACATATCTTTGAGTGAATTTAAAAATAATAGGGCTGTTTTGGCTCCCGCCACGCCACCATTAATTATTTCATCTTCAAGATGTTCTAAGTGAGTATTTGTATCTTCATATAATTTTTGTTTGAATGATAACATTAAAAACCAGGTTCTGAAAATTGAACTTGATCTGGCATTATACCAAAGAATTTTAACATTGTTTCGAGAGCCTTTGCACCCATTTTAACTATATTATCAACAACACTTTTAATTTTTGCAATATAATTTTTAAAGAATTTATCTAACCACGCATATCCCTTTTTCATTTGATCTGCATAATGTTTTGCAACTCTACCCACACTTTTACCAGTAGATTTGACGGATTTGACGGTCGTATCCCATACCTTTTTTAAAATTGCAAATTCATCTAATTGTTCTGTTTCTTCGTTTAAAAATTGTGATGCATATTCATCTTCTTGAATTGTTTCTCGCAACACATCTAAATAATCATAATCAATAGATTCCTTTTTTGCAACTACTTTTTTTGCAGTTTTACTTCTTAAAACACCTGCAGGATTTTTACCACTTGATTTAAATGACACATAAAAAGTTGTTCTTCCTGCATAACCTTTAATATATGATGAAATTTGTGTCGGGTCATCACCTAATGGTTTAAATAAATTATTTGTACCTTCATCGGCATCAAATACCATTATTTGATTAGCAACAGATTGTGAACCTACACCAAATTTTGCATAACCAGAAGATGCTTCATAAACAAAATATTCTTGAAATTCTTTATTCTTATTAAAAAATTTTGAAATCTTTTCTGACAATCCATGCATTAATTTGTCTTTTGCTTTATATTCTTTTTGTTTCTTTTGTAATTCAGCTGGTGTATAACTTGCTGCAGCCTGCCCTGTTCCTGCTTTCAATTCGTCAATGGTTGAATTTAATACCATTTTTGGAAATCCTTCTTTTTCATCCATAATTAAATCTGCTAATGCTTTTCCACCTCTCGGTGTTGACCCATAATGTGCCATAGCACCATGAAAAGTTGCATAAGTTTCTGCACCCCTAGCAGACATTAATTGTGAACCACCAGCCTTTTTCAATGATATATTTTGTTTTGGTGTGTACATATCAGTCTTAGGTGTTTTATTTGATCCACCCCATGTTTTCCAATCTTTAGTCAAACTACCACTAGTTGCACCAAACTGAGTCATAGCACCTTTAACTTTATTCTTCTTACACCAATCACCAATTTCCATAGCTATCACACCATAATTATCCCAAAATTTTTCAACTTCCTTAAAAGTATCAGAACCTGTTTTATATCCACCATTATATGCAGCGGTAATCATTGATTCCCATTGAGCACCAGTAGGTGACTTACCTGCCTTTGACCCTAAACCAGAAACCAATGATATTGAATAAGTATAAGTTTCTCCTTTCCATTTATAATCTCGGGAAAGTTTTATAGTCTTTGCACCTTTATCTAAACCATCCACTTTAAACTTACTACCAATTTTTACTTTTCCCATTTTAATTTCTGCAAATCGTCCGGGTTTAATTTTACCTGCTAATGCCGAACCAGAAATTTCTCCATGCTTATTTAATTTTCCTGTAGCTTGAAAAACAAGATTACCCTTTAAGGCTTTATCTTTCCATATATCTACTACAAAGTCCTGCCAATCTTTTGGAATATTTTTATCATTTCTTATATCACTTTCACTTTCTGGGCGTAAATCAAATGCTTCTGTTATAAAATCTTTAAATAGTTTCATATTACCACCTATCAATCATTTTTGAAACTTTTATAGCTGCTTGAGTAATTTGTTCTAACATTTTTCCTACTTGTTTAGCATCTCTTGGCCAATCTTGTGATCTGTAAAAGGATTGTTCCATGTGATGTTGAAACTCTTTCTTGTCAAATCTTGCGACTTTCGTTATCTTATATACTGCATCTTTAAAATCTCCTAATCCTTCATCATTGACTCCTTGCAATTCATCATCAGAGCCATCATCACCAAGGCGTTCGTTAAATTTTTTAAATGGTTTCATAACTTACCTAAATCCTCTATTTTACACAATGGACATTCTTCCCGTGGGGTATCTCTGAACGGACAAACCGTATAGTGGTCATCTGCCTTCGTTGACTTCAGTATATTAAAAAGAGAACCCTCACTCATCTTTTTTTTTCTGCCATATCATATATACTTCTAGTTTATACTATATTTATAATACAAAGGACTACTAGCTAAAAATTAATAACTAAAATCCTTCACTTTATCGTCATAATCCTCTGTTTTATTCTTTCTCAACCTAGGTTTAGTGGTAAATACATAAGGATTTACCTTTGTATCAGCTTCTGCTGTCTTTGTATAATATTTATTTGTACCATCATCAGCTAATTTAGGTTGTTGTCCCTTAGGAATATCAACCAACTTCATTTTACTCCTCAAAACATTCACCACAAACTTCGTATTCCTCGTTATATCACTATACCTGTTCTTCAATTGCTTAAATTGTATTAGATCATCCTTATCTTGCTTAGTAGTAATTGCCAACATTAAATCTGCTGTTGCTGGCAAACCAAAACTTTCTGAGGTATTTGCTAAACTAGGATCTGAACTTTGAAATCCTTCCCTATTCAATTGAGAACTAGTAATAATAGGAACATTTTCTTCAACAGCTAATCCACGAATCTCCTCTGCTATAGACTTGACAAATATATAAGTATTCATATTAGCAGACCATTTCATTCTACTGGATGAACAAATATTTAAATAATCAATAAAAATAATATTGGGTGTAAAATCATGTTTAATTTTTAATTCTCTTAACAATGCACGAAAATGTCCAACATGAGCTGTTGCAGTTGGAAATTCTCTAATCTTTAATCTACCCAATTCTTGTTTTTTAAATTTTTCTATCTTGGATTGAAATAAAAATCTATCCTGAGATATTTCATCTACATTTCTATTCATCAAATTAGCATCAATTCGTTCCCCAATTCTTTCTTCTGCCATCTCCATTGTAATATACAAAACATTAAAACCTTGCAACATATACTCACATGCAAGATGTGTCTTGACTAAAGTTTTACCAACACCCGTACCACCCAATAATACTGTAAGAGTTTTTGGTGAAATACCACCATTCGTAATCAAATCCAACATTGACAAAGATCCAAAAGAATATTTATTTTCTTTCCTCGTATAAAAATCCCAACGATCATCTGCATTCTCAATATAGTCGTGTCCAACTCTCTTATCTAATGATACTGCAAGTGCTTCAGTCAAAATATCTGGTATTGCATCCTTTGTCATTTTTTTATCCTTACCTTCTAGGATAGAAATACTCTGAACAATACCATTATAGACTGCTTGATCCTTTGCCCACTTCTCTGTTTCATGCACTAACCATTCAGGATCCTCACTCTTAGATTTAAATTCTTTCAATAAATCCAAACAATTTTTAAAAGCTGTTTCATTTAAATCGTCACGATTTGTCAATTTGACTGACAATGCAGAAGTTGTAGGTGGTTTATTATATTCCGTAATATGTTTCTGTATTTCAGAAAAAACTATTTTTTCTGCATGATCCTTAAAATAATCTTCCTTTAAAAATGTACCTACTGCACTTGCATAATTACTATCAAATATCAAATTTTCCAATATCAAATTTTCAGTTCTCATATATCCTTTCCCTTGTGTAATATCACTCTAGGGTCATTCAAAATTAATAAATTTTTAAGTATCTTACCAATCTCAACCTCAAACTGATCTTTATTTTTTTCATTAACAATTCTATTCATATATTCCATATCTTCTTCCCAGCCATCATTTCGATAATTTCCACCAATGATTTCATATCCATAAGATATATCAAATGCACCCGGTGTGTTCTGATGATCTAATTCTACATTCTTGAAGTAAAACTCCACACCTTTAAACTTACCATCTGTCAACAAGAACCTATACAAGGGACTCGAATTATAATTAACTGCCGTCTTGTCTATATCCATCATAATCCCCCATAACCCAATCAGATAATAAATATTTCTGTGCCAGAGTACTCTGCGTCTGACCTAAGGATACAATACCAATCAAACCATCCATCATTAATAAAAAACAATAACACATATATTTTAATCTACCATACTTCAAATCTTTATGAATTGTTTTTGAAAATATTGGTTCTTCTTGTTGACATTCATTTTCATGGATTTTAAGATGTTCAAGTGACTCTTGTATTTCCATCGGACTTACATAATTCTCATAATACACTTTCCCTGTTTTCGGATCAATTTGCATATCATTCCTCATGTGCAGCTAACACAACATCTTTAACTACTTGACCACACTTCTTAGCATCTATAGATAAAAATGGTTTATAATTAAGTGCTAATTTCTGATAATTAAACCAGATAGAATCTTGTAATTGTTCATTAAGAACTGGAATAAAATTCAAAAGAATATCTAACACCGTAAATGTTTCAAGTGATATGGTTTTGCCTAATGCTAATTTTAAAATAGGTGGATGATTTATTCCTTTAGAGATAAACAATTCGTGAAAAGTAATATCATATTCTTTAACATGACAAATTATTTTTTCTATATCTAATCGTAAATAAAAATTAAAATCATTCATTCGTTTCTTATAATCTTCATAAAGATCACTATCAAAATCGTCTGGATGATCCAATTCGTTTGTAAATTGAGATAAAAACCAAAAAATTAAATCATCTCTATCGGTATATGTCTTTCCTATTGTTTCAAAGAAACCACGTTGAAAAGACGACTTGCCGTATTTTTCAAACTTAAAAAAATACTTTTCCATAGATGCAATACTTCCCCATGTACCATTTCCATTATACTTGAAAAAATCATAGCTATCATTTGTAAAATGCAAATACATTCCATGATATACTTTCCATGCATTAAATGTCGTTTGTACTGAATGTTCAACACTCTTAATCATTTACTACTCCCATAATGAAATTCTTGATGAGCTGATTCTTCCAATTTCTTCATAACATCCTCTGTAAAATATTTCTCAGGATCATTCACAATAGTTTTTTCAAATGCCTTACCTACAGGTGTTTCATATCTTGTTGACACCTTCTTGAATATCTCATACTTCTCTGCAAGTGCAATTAATCCATAATATTTATCCAGACCAGTTTCATAATCTAAAAGAAATTCCATAACAGATTCTTCCTTTGTCATTCTACCCTTGACCAACTTTGCCTTAACAATATTTCCAAGAACCTCTGTCCCGTCTTTAAATTTTCTCTTTGCCATTGTTACAATCACAGAAGCTGCATACTTGATTCCACCACCACCAGAAATTTCTTTCTTAGGAAACATACTACCAATCGAATCATAAGTATGATTTGTGATAATCAATGGAATATTTTTTCGTGCAAGTTTCAATGACAGAGTTCTGAATGTTCCACGAATCATTGGAGCTCGTGTCATATCTCTTTTATCAGAACCACTTGCTACATCACCCATTTCTTTCATTGTAGAAAGATTACCGAGTGAATCAAGAAACAACATGAGATTATAATCACTATCCATATTATCAATAATTCTAACGCATTGTGTTCTAAACTCTTCAACTGTTGACACAGGACAAACTATAATCCTATCAGGATCTAAACCCCTGTCCTTAATCATATCAGATGTCAATGCACCCTCACTCTCAAAATACACAATAATATTATTCTTCTCTTGTTCTAAATAATTCTTTGCTATACTTAATGCTAAAAATGTTTTACCAACTGACTCAGAGCCTGCTAAACACGTTATCTTATTTGATGGCACTCCACCATATAACGAACCAGACAATAATGCGTTTAAACTGTATGACCCTGTATCAACAAAAGTAGAACAATCTCCAACAATACCAGCTGACACAACGCTTGCAATATCATTTTCACTCACCTTAATTAAATGTTTAACAAAATTATTAACTGCCATTCAAACCTCCTTTCAATCAACAAATCCTTCATTGTTTAAAAAATGTGAAAACCGATGTAAAATAATTGTAATGAATAATTTCAATACACTATCTTCGGTATATTCTCCAGCGTCACATTTATATATCCACATACTCACTCCTCAAAAAAATGAATCTAATGTTCCTATATTTTCTGCTCTCCAACCTATAGTATCTAAAATGTTTTTAATTGGTTGCAAAAAAGACTTATCAAACTGTAAATCATAATCTATATACTTCTCTAACTTAAATTCCTTTGGTAATACAGTAGATACCGCAATCACATTTTCACCAATCATATTGGGTTCTTTCAAATAAGCAAATCGTATTTTCTCTCCATCACGGATTAATTGATATCGTTTAGTAAGATTATATTGTTCAAGGAAATGATTATATAATAAAACACCCCTCACATGAATTGGTGTTCCTTTAGAATAAATACTTTTGGTAGATTTATATTTTTCTAAACCTCTTACCGATCTTGGAAATGCTATATCATTAAAAGATAATTGTTTAAATTTCTCCCTATACACATCAATACTTTTAATAACTGTTTTCTCATCTGTATTGATAATGGTTTTAATTAAAGCATGAATATTCTCACGACACCATTGAGGTGTAGAACTTCTAACGCTTTCAAGACCCATAATTTTTAATTTAGGTTCTTTAAAACGCACACCTTCAGAATCATAAACATTAAGTATGTATCTTTTCTTTGCTGTCCAAATACCTTTATCTGCAATTACCTCTCGACCCATATGCATCTTTTGTGCATATGAGTTCACATACGAATGAAGAGCTTCATAACTACTATTAATAAATGGTTCAATTTTATCTTTACTAATCTTGTCCAAGAAGGTAATAATTTTTGAAGTGCTATCCGTCTGTGTTGTGTCTTTGAAAACCTTAGAAACCAATCTGTCAAATGTGACATATATGCTATCCGTATCCGCGGCAATAACATAATCTATTTTCTCCGTTGATAATAAATTATTAATATATTTATTTATACTATTTTCAATCCAACGAATAGATAATTGTCCAGATGTAGTTACTGCCTCTGCTTGTTCTGGTGAATGATATAAAAAATACTGGTTAGCTAATGCACCATAGGCACTATTCAACAATATTTTCTTTGACATTTGTATGTTATTATATTTTGCTATATTATTAACAATTGTCTGCTTATTTGTATAAATTCCATCTTCTAATCTTTGTTCTTCCTTCAACATTTTTTTCTTAAATTCAACTCGTTCATTATAAATTGTTTCCATAAGTTTAGGAAGAAATCCCTTAAACTTTCGTGTAAAATGTTGTCCATTAGGAGTAACTGTCAAATCTTTCACTTTAAGATAATCAGTATCAAGTTTTTGTTCCAATAATCCTTCAACACCAATATTTTCTGAATCCGCACAAATAATTCCAGTATGTAAAGTTTCAGGACTTATATTATATTGTTGAATAAGATGTGGATAAAGAGAATTGAGATCAAAACTTACTACCCATTTATGCAATCCAATATGTGGGTTTTTAACATAACCACCAACAATAGCTTCACCAGAACCACCCGAACCCCTTTTGTCTGGTATAGCTATTCTTTGTTCTTTAAGAAAATTGTAAATAATTGACTCCCAAGTTTTTACGGGAGAAAATACATCTTCAAAATTAATCTTAGATTCATAAGCCATGGTCATTGCTAAATCAAGCAATTTCATTTTCTCATCAAGTTTCTCTACAATCTCAACGTCACGAATATTATATTCAATAAATTTCTGATAATCAGTTTTGTACAAATCATATCCCTGTATATCTTCTACTTCAAGTTTTTGTAATCCTAATTCTACTTGACCGATATAATCCAAACGATATGATTCACGAACTTTATAAGTAAATTTCTTATATAGTTCCATATAATCCAAAACAGAAATACCCGTAACGGAATAAACCTGATGCATTCTTCCTGCTATTTGAATATTCTTTTCATAAATATAATTGATAGGTGATAAACGATTTTCTTCGGAAGTAACACTTCTTACACGATTGATTATATAAGGAACATCAAATAATTTACAATTCCATCCTGTAATAATATGTGGTGGGTTCAAACTCCACCAATTAACAAAATGTCTTAAAAGATCATGCTCACTTTCACAACGAAAATATTGAACTTGTTTTTCTTTATCTTTAGATTTAAACTCTCCTGTTCCCCAAGCATAATAAACATTATCAATACTATTATGAATAGTAATGGCTGTAATTGGTGATTCAGCAAGTCTAACATCAGGAAATCCATCTTCAGCTGACACCTCAATATCTAATGTAAAAATTCTTATTAAAGATTTATCCCATTTAATTTTGTTTGAATAAGTATTAGAAATATACTGGATAATAAAATTCCTATTTCCATATATAGGATAATTACTAATGTCATCATACTCTGCAAGAAATTCCTTACAGTCTTTAATACCACCAAAAGTATGTGATGCAAGTGGTTCAGAATTTAAGTTTTTGTAATTAGATTTATCTTTAGGGGAGGGTAAAAAAAGAGTAGGACAAAAATCTTCATATCCAGAATATTCTGTACCATTTTTCATATCCCGAACATAAACTTTATTCGGTCCTAATCCAATATAAGTGTAAAAATTCATAATATAATTATACCAAAAATAACTATCAAAAACAAGGGAAAATTAGTGAACCAATTCTTCATTGGGCATGATTAACCCAGAACCATATACCCTGTTATATTCATTTTGTAATTTTGAGTCTGGTGTCAATACTACCATAATGTGTTCTGCTTTTAAAATTATTTCTTCTTCCTTTGCTAACGGAACCCATGGTTGGAACCCAACCTGATCCTTCGACACGGGAATCATTACAACAGGATTTGTAATTGTATTTTTTTCTTGATCCCACTCCCCTATCAATTCTTCAGATGTGGTCAATTTTATTACTTTAATATTCATAACACCTCATTCAAAAATTTTATCATCAACTACAGTTGCACCCTTTGCTTCTTTTTCACTAGCTGATTTAATTCCAACATTTCCAATACTATATTTTGCTTGAAGATCCCATTCACTCTTTTCACCAAAAGGGAGAATCTTTAGCTGTCGTATTGGGACAGTTGGTTGTGCCTTTTCAGGTTTAACAATTTCCAAGAGTTCCCACTCATGCAATAAATTTGTAATAGTATTTCTACGTTCAATATCATTAGAAGAAATGTTAGTAGGTTTTCCATCTAATGCAAACAATTCTTTAAAATGTACAATATAGTATTTTCCTTGCTTGTGCAAAATATGGCAAGATTGAAATAATTTTTTTTCTTTTCGTGAAGCAATACCAATTCGTGTTAAAGTTTCTTTGACCTTGAGGAAGTCATCATCTTCTTTGAGTTTTATCTCAATCATATCCTCCATAGTCCATTCAATATTATCAGACATTGTGTTATCCTTTCAATTCAATATAAATTATTTACCATTATATAATATTTATAATATAATCAAACACCACCTTTATCGAGTCTTTTTCTCATATATTGGAGGTTTTCTTCTGATAAAATAGCAAGTGCTTGAGTAGCTTTGGAATTACTATACTTAAAATATTCTTTAACTATCTCCATATTCTCAACTTTTTTGGATTTGATCCATGGCTTAAAACCTCTATTCTTTTTTGGAATAGAACCATGTAAAAAATCATAATGACATTTATTATCTATATCAGGATATTCATTAACAAAATTTGCATAAAATATCAAATCAGAATGAAAGGATAATGCACGATTAATAATAAATTTATTATAATCTTTTCGTTCCATCACACTATCATCACATTCTGTTTTCGTCATCAAATCTCTAACATACTCAAAAGGGTTACTCATCAATTCTCCTCTTCAGGTGGTGAATCAGCACGAAAATCTTTAAAATGTGCTACTAAAGTTTCGTCATAGGGATTCCATTTAATATCTTTTAACTTAGCAAGTGGATTTAATTTTTTCCTTTTTCGTTTCGGTCTTTCAGGGCCATAAGGATCACCTTCCATTCGTTCAAAATGTTCTCTTGCCCGTTCCAATTCATCCCTCATTCTTTTTCTATCATCTTCAAGAAAATTATCTTTATACTGATTCATTCGATTACGAAACGAATCCAGACGTTTCTTTTTATCTTCTAAAGTTTCATCATCATTTCGTAATTTACGAATATCAGCTATTTCTTTTTTCTTATCTGCTGGTAAATTATCCCATTGTTTCATCAAAACCAAATTTAAATTCTGAAATATCTGATGATATAACTGTTCATTTTCTAAAGATGCTGCAAGAGCTAACACTAAAGAAAAGGTTTTATTTAAATCTTCAACATCACCAAGATAATCTCCATCACCTTTCTTTTCAAATTCTTTACTAATCAACTCAACAGAACCATCAGAACGAACAACTAAAGCACTATCATCAGAACCGAGATGAAAAACCAACCCTTCTTCTTCTTCTTCTTCATTGTCCATTTGCAATCTCCTTCTTTATATTACTCTATATTTATACAAATACTGGGTCGGTCCATCCATTACGTTCAAATGCAACCCTTCTCATAAAACATGGAGCACAATTATTACAATGTTTATCACCATCACTATAACAACTCCATGTTAGTTCATAAGGAACATTTAATGCCTTACCTTCTTTAACAATCTCATGTTTCATAAAAGTCGAAATAGGTTGTAATAATTTAATTTTAACTTTATTTTGTGTAGAAAAAGGTAGTATTTGATCGAATTTTCTACCAAATTCTTGCTCATTATCTGGATAAGCACCACTTTCCTCTAGGTTACCACCAAATGCTATATTCCCAAATTTATTAGCTTCTGCATAAGCAGTCAATATTGCCAACATTAATAGATTTCTTGCCGACACCCAATCCATAGCATACTCGGTTCCTTCCACCTGTGACTTATGCCAAGTTCCTTCTGTAATTGTTCCACGCATAACATCTGGCATCTGAATAAAACGTAAATCAAATCCACCATGTTTAGCTATCTTTTCTATAACTTCTATTTCTTTATCTTGTGCTAAACAATTATATTTTAAATACACCAACGTCACATCAAAACCACCCGACTTCAACATATATGCAACTGTCGTTGAATCTAAACCACCAGAGGCACTAACTAAAACTTTATCATTATGTTCTCTCGGTAAGTCCTTTGTATTAACTTCATCAATAAAAAATGCCTGGCCAACTACAGAAAATCGAATTTCCATAACAGAATAAGGTTTCAATGGTACTGAATAATCAGGTAACATATTTGGTGTAGATGCAAACATAAACCCATGTTCTCGTTTAACAAAATAAATTGGTTTATAATTTACTCCTAACATTAATGCATTCTCATCATAATATGCAAGGGCATAACTGCCCTCAATTTTTTGTATATTTTTATAAAAACTATCAAAATCTCTTGGTTCAAGAATCTGTGGAAGTACAATAGAATCTATAACTTCATCCGAAAAATGTTTATCATTAGCTATAACTCCATTATGAACTATCCCACCATAAGGTTGTAATATATCAACTTTACTTTCTGCCTCTGTTGTTGGTGTTGCACGAAAATTTCCAACAACTCTATCTCCTTCAAGTAATATATTATATAACTCCGGACTAATATCACCCATTCCTCGGTATTCTTCTCCATCTACCCAAAAGCCATGACCATCACGACCTCGTTCTTTTGCATGGTTTAAAATATGTAATTTTTCATCCGTAGATACTTCACCACCAAACCAACCAATAACTGAACACATAATATTCTCCTAAAACAATGCGGTTGCTTGCGACATAGTAGGCGCAAGTTCTTTTTTAACCTTCTTCAAATGTCCGTCAAGGAATTTTTTATTAACTTCATCTTCAACAAACGTATTATTCAATTCTGCAAAATATCTATCAATCAAATCAAAATTATCTGATACTCGTTTTGGAAAAAATTCATTATAAACATCTCTCATTCCTGAACTAAAAATTCTATTCACATTTTCAAGATATTCTAACTGTAAATATAAGTTATGAAAAGCTATCATATTATTAAACTTCCCAAACACAATTGTTTCTTCTCCTGTATCATCATCAACTTTATAATTATTAAAGAAAGAATATGTATCCTTCAAATCCAAACACACCGGACACTTACACGGCAGTTTAAAATCCTTAGACATCTTTTTATAATTAATCGAGTTGGGCCAATTCATAGCTTCCATACCTAAACCAACAACATATCTAGGTTTTGTCATATAACTCCCGTAAACACAAGTTCTATTCCAATATGTAGAATCATAAGTAATCTGAACATCAATATCCATTCGATCTAAAACCATCTGTATATATTGAAAATAGATCATACTCTCATTAGAAGTCACACCAAAGATATGAAACATCTTACAAGATTCTCTTTCTAATTCTCCATGCTGTAACAAGAATTTTAATGCAGGAAGGATACGACCTAGATTACCATTTGTTCCACCATATGCCCAACCTTCAAATTGGTACTTACTAATATTCTTGTACCATTTCTCGATTTCTGCAACTTCTAATCCCTGTAGAACATTTAAAATTAATGCATCGGATCTAGTTCGATTCTCGGAATAGTATTTGGCAGACTCAACAGATAAATCAAGACACTCCTGATAATCTTTATAGGGTGATTTTGGTGTACCATCTTCCTTTTTCAAATGCAACGTAAATGATGGTCTGTCCAAAATTGGAAATATATCACCATTAGCTTCACTCCATTCTAATGCAATCTTATCTGTAAACTTCTTAGGATCAACAGTACCATGTGCCAGATTATATCCACCACTATCAACAAATACTACAGACTTTTCTGCATGAATCGTTTTTCTAAAATCTTTCTTTCTCCATGATGTTCCTGCCGAAATCAGAATATAAGGATTGTAAAAATATGAATCAAAATCTTTATTATATATCCTTAAAGATTTTTTCTTATCAAAGTCTGGTTGATTTGCTTCTGCAATCTCTTTATCTGATTTGCCATAGAACATACCCATCAAACCATCACTATACGCTGGAATATATATTGCTTCTTTCATTTTATTCCTTTCATAATTTTTCTAAATACACCTTCCTCTGAGGGAATATAATGTTTATAATCGAATGGTGATTCTGGAAATGGTCGTCCTTCCTTTTGTCTTTGTTCTATAATTTTCCTTTTAATTTCAGGTGTATAAAAAATCAACCCCAAAGGATAATTTTCAAGATGTTTTGGATCAAAACAATAGTAAAAATATGTATTCATAGGTTTGTTTACAAAAATCATAATAACTTGTCCAATTTTATTATATTTTAATACATTTTCCACCTTTCTTCCTAATACTGATGCAGCATTTTTCCACTCAGTTTTATCCATCCCATTCCGTTCTATTTCTACCCAAGCATGTATTTTTCCATTTTCATCAACTATCCGTAAATCCATCGGGTGTAATTTGTCATTTGGATAAGCTCTATATGGAGTATTAACCAATATATTATTATTAAATTCATCCTCGATGACTACTCTTTCTTCTTTATCATCATATGTATTTTTTCCACCTTTAGCTGTTGTTGAACAATATGCAACTCCAGCATCCCATTTAGCCATCTCACATTCCTTTCATATTATTTAACAAAGAAAAGAACTCTGCTTTGATTGCAGGATCTTCACGAAATAGACCACGAACTACTGAGGTCAACATATCACTATCATGTTCTTTAACTCCTCTTGCCGACATACAAAAATGTTTTGCTTTAAGAACAACAGCTACTCCTTTTGCTTCTGTTTGTTTTTCAATTTCATCTGCAATCTGCTCAGTCATTTCTTCTTGTATCTGTGGTCTTGATACAATCCAATCAACCAAACGATTAAACTTCGACAAACCAATTACCTTCTCACCTGGGAATACACCAACATAACATCCACCCGTAATCGGTTGAAAATGATGTGCGCAAGTAGAATTAATAGTAATAGGACCTGTCATATAAATCTGGTCATATTGTTTTGCATTTGGAAATGCAGTAATTTCTGGAGGAGGATAATATCTGCCTTTAAATATTTCATGGACAAACATCTTAGCAACCCTGCGAGCTGTATCTTTTGAATTATGGTCATCATCTGTATTAATAATCAATGCCTTCAATACTCCTTCAAATGCCTCTGCAACTTCATCTTCTATCATATCGACCTCTCCTGGGTCAAGATATGCAAAGATTGTATCATTTGCAAAATGTTTATGTTTTATTGATTGAAATCTTCTATTCAAAACAGATGACATTTTTTCTCCCATCATATAACAGAGCTCCCGTAAGGATTTTGATAAATTGCACTATTAGCACCATGTTCAAAACATTCAACACTAAATAAAATTACTCGACCTTTTGTATCAGTATATACTTTTGGTGATACATAATTATATACTTTCTCTGCAAATTTCTCACAACCAACATCATCCATAACATTAATATCTGCTATCTCATTATAAACTGAGTGCAGAATCCTTTCAAGTTTAGGATCATCTTTTGCAACAGCTAATATATGGTCAAATTCAGTTTCTAAATATTTTTTAATCCATTTACAACCACCAAAATCATAAACCCAATTTCGTTCATCAAGTTGTTCAGCTTCAAATATAAAACGAAACCCCAAACTATAACCATGAAGTTTATTACAATGACTATCAGCTCTCCATTGACGAAAACAACAACTCAATCCAACTTCATTACCATAAGTTTTTGTGCTTTGATACATCACATACCTCCTTTAACTCTCTCCCACGGGAACACAATCCATCTATACAACTGCTCGTGTAAGTAGTTAATCTTATCATCATTCTCATTACCAAACAATGCAATACAATTATAATTCGGATTCTTATCAAACTCAGGCAACTCTAAAACTGCTCTGAATGTTTTACCTGTATCATAGATATCATCTACGACAATAAGATGTGGAAAGAATCTAGCAGTAGGTCTAAGTGTTTCATCATGTATTAAATTTAATACCCACTCTGCTTTCTTATCTTCACCATCTCTTGATTGATACTTAACAATACTCATAGGACATCCTAATGCATTACTTAGATGTACTCCCATCGGTAAAGAACCTCTATAGATTGATACTACATGAGGATTTGGTATTCGTTTAAATTGATCTACAAGCTTAACCATGTCCTGATAATACTCATCATAAAAATAATTATAATTATCAGTCATAATATTCTCTTATGTAGGAGGTTAATCATATAAGCTAGATTCTGTATCTGTTTCGACATAACTTGTACTTCGGTAGATTTAGAATTTGCCTGTATAGATTGATTCAATTGTTCTACTTCTTTTAATACCATATCTATTTCATTTCTTTCAATAATCCACCTACTTAAAGCTTGATCTATTTTAAAAAAATTATTCCTACCAAACTTTCGTGCATCTTCCTGATACAAAACAAAATCAGTAAGAACTTGCCTCATCAATTCATTCCTCGACAATTTAAAAAACTTTGCCGACTCTGTAAGCATTCGTTTAACTTCTTCCTCAAGTCTAAAATTGGTTTTATCATCAAAGGGATCTGGTAACATCGCATCCAATTTTTTCTTAATATTTTTATTTCTTGTAGTATTTCCTTTTAATGTCATGTTCCCCACTCATTTCCAAATAGATTTATCTGTAGTCTAGGACTATACTTGTAACCATACTTCAATGCTAAGTTTGCTACTTTTTGTTCGATTTTAAAATCAAT